GGTCTGATGGGGATGCGTAAGCATCATCCATTCAGACACGGTTCCTCATTATCTCTTCTCTATATTTAAGAGAGATTTCCCAGGGGGATTGCTCTGAACCTTATTGGTTCAGATGGCAAGGTCCTTCATGAATTCTGGATCACCAAAGAGAATGGCTACTGGTCCTGTGATCGAGCTGGGGGTGTGGGCATGGGAGAACCCATGCTTTCGGACCAGGGCTTGGAGCCAGAGCATATTGGCAAAGGCATTGTCTTCCCTTTTTGGTTCGAGGATTCCTTGGACCCCTTGGAACACAAGGCAAGGGGTGGCTTCACCATTATAGAGAATGGAGTCGAAGCCCTCGACGAGATGGCGATCTCCACCGACGATGGAATCTAGGAGCAGGGGTGAGGGAGCCTGCCTCATGATCATGAGTCTGTGGGCCTTCAGGGAAGCCGAGTTTGGAATGATGCGAAGGACGCCCCTCATCGGAGTGTTTCTTTCCTTATTGGTTCGAAACGCTGAAAGGAGGGGAACCCGTGTGGCTTTTCACCACACTGGGGGGACGGGGCTTAGCCCATCAGCCTCTGTCCTCGGATACCGCTCTGAAAGTGTTCCCTGGCCGAGAGCCTATCCAGCAGCGTCACTCTGACAATTGCTTATATTCATAAGTTATGGAGGAAGGCAATAGCTACCCAACAATAATAACAACAAAAAAGGAGTGAGGGTGTTGGCCCATCACTCCTCTCTAGTCCATTGGTAAGGCAGTCGGTCTGCCAACAAAGTCAGACTCTGGACCAAAGGTTTCCCCTTGGTAGGAGGTCGAGTCCCTCGTCTGCGGAAGTTATCTGCCCCACTATCCGCTAGGGTCATGACACGCCGCGACTGCGAACCGCTGCGGACAGATATATAATCTGTCGTTGTAGGGGCTTCGTCAAGCATAAAATGAATGTACGTCCGGCTATAGATGCCCTAAAAGGTAATTGTAGTAGGAGAGCACCATGTCAGTTAGTGAAGATGAATTGGAAGAGCGAGCGGTTGCACCCAGGGTTACTTTGAAGGACGTGGAAAACTCGATTCTCTTTGAGTATTATTTCACGGCTGCTGATGGCGTTCGAGGTGGACGTTTGATGAGCGGCGGACGGGGTGGGATTATGCAGGGCAAGGCTGCGAGTCTCGAACAGTTAACCTTCTGTGTCTTGGTCCTCAAGAATGGTTTCACCCCGACGGGTCAGAGCGCCTGTGCCGATCCTACCAACTACCAGAAAGACATCGGTGAACGTATCGCCAGGGCTGATGCCTTGAAAAAGATCTGGCCGTTACTTGGTTACGAACTGAAGACCAAACTCAGCAAGGAAGCTTGAAACTATGAATTATGTCACTCTTCTCCTCATTGTCGGGATGGTCATTCTGACCAATCTCGGTACCCAGTACGGCTGGCCGAAGCTCCTTGTCCTTCTCAAGACGGATCAGGCCAAGGTCGAAGCGAAACTCATTGCCCAGGTTGCGACTGCCCAGGCGGCGGTTGTCTCGGCTCAATTGGCTCTGAAGGCTCATCGAGAGAAATATGGCACTCGTCTGAAGGCGACTGTCGTCTCTCCGGTTTCCATTTCTGTGCCTGCTACTGTCGTTGCGCCAGTTGCCACGCCTGTTGAAACTTCTGTTGCCACTCCGATTGTGCAGGTGACGCCTTGATCACTCCCAGCATCGGACGTGTCGTTTGGTATGTGCCGCCTCATGCTCCGGAAGGTGAGCCGGCCAATGATCCGCAGCCCCATGCGGCTCTGGTTACCTATGTGTGGAGCGATCGCATGGTGAACCTCGCTGCCTTCATGCCGAATGGCGCCAGCTATGGTCTGACGAGTGTGACGCTCGTTCAGGAAGGTGACGCTATCCCTGTCTTGGGTGGTTACGCTGAATGGATGCCCTATCAGGTTGGGCAGGCCAAGAAGCACGCTGATCCAGCTCCGGCTCTGGATACAGTTACACCCACAGTTGCACCTCTTGTGTCTTTGCAGGGCAACGCCTGGGACAAGAATCAGAACCACGTCAACGCCTTCACTCGGAATTGAGCCAATGATCCCGGCAGTCATCTTCGTCAATGGTCCTTCTCGTTGTGGGAAGGATACGTTTGGCAAACACATTGAGGAGATCCTGCCGGGATTCCAATACAAGCAGGCGTCCAAGATCCTCAAGGAGCAGACCAATGCTCTCTATGGACGTTCTGATCTACCTTGGGATTTCTGGGAAGACAACAAAGACGAACCGAGTCCTACCTTTTTGGGACTCAAGCCACGGGAAGCTTGGATCAAGGTCAGTGAGACCTACATGAAACCGACCCATGGCCAAGAGATTTATGGCAAGCTCCTCCTTAAAGAGATGCAAGCCAGCCCGAAGCGAGCCTATGTTGTAGATTGTGGCTACTCGCTGGAAGCGTCTCCCATCATTCGTGCTTATGGTGCTGACAATTGCAAACTTGTCCGTATCCATGCTGAAGGGCGTGGGTGTTCATTCAAGGGTGATAGCCGCTCTCATATCGTTCTGCCGAGCGTTGAGAGCTTTGACATTCAGAACAATGGGAATAAAGCCCGGTTCATTTGGGCTATCGATCGCCAGTTCGGTCGGATGCTCCAGCAGATGGTGGGAGGAACCTAATGTTTAAGATCGAGAAGTCCACCTGTGGCAAATTCATTCGTATCACCGTAGGAAAAGAATCCATGGTGCTATCCATTGGGGATTTCTCGCGAAAGCTGGCTGGTCCTAGCGAATTTCGACACCTCGTGGAGCTGCCTGCTCCTCTCCAGATTAAGGGTAGCGTCTGACCGATGCTCACGCGAGATCAGATAGAACAGGCCCTTCCCACAAATCTAAAGAGCGCCGCCACCCAGAGCTTCACGGATCAGATCAATAATCTGAGTAGTGATCCTTTGGTGGCCGAGCAGATCAGGGAGAACTTCCTCTCCTACTCTCGCGTGCTCCAAGAGGGCAAATTCAAGACCGAGGACTACCTCCATGCGGTAGCCTATGTCGCTTTCAAGCACATGGGTTATTCGAACCAAGAAGCCTACTGCCGGACCTTCCCTCAAAGACATGCTGTGCTCGTCGCCAAAGGTACGAGTCCAAAAGACATTGCTGCCTATGTGGCTGCTTTTCACCGAGGGAAGCTCGTCAACCTCATCATGGAGCAGAGTCTGGTCCCAATCTGGATCCTGAACCAAGACACATATCAGAGAGCGATCAACACTCAAGTCGAGATCATGGAGGATGATACCCTCCCTGCCGTGGCTCGAACTGCGGCTGCTAATTCGGTTCTCACTCATTTGGCCAAGCCTAAAGAGGCTGCTGCTGCTATCAGTCTGACCATTGCTGACACTTCCGGTATGTCGGAAATGCGTCAGTTGCTTACTGATTTGGCTCGAAATCAGCGGACTGCTATCGCAGGAGGCACTTCTCCTCGAGAGATTGCCAGCCAGAAGCTCATTGACGTGACTCCTGTTGTTGTGAGCATCCCCTGATGGAGTTCGTTAAGCAAGAGCTCGATCAGTGGCTGGATAATGTTAGCTATGCTTTTCTCAATTCCTCGGAATATATGCCGAGTGAGTTTGCTTTAACATTTATGAACTTCATCAAGCTTGTGAATGGCACAGAAGGTGAGAGCCATAAGACTCCACCTGTGCATCTGAAGATGCTGGACAAGATCTCTGAAGCTAGTGACTACGTGGCTAACCTCTGCTTTCGTGGCGCTGCTAAGACGACTCTGTTCATGGAGTATATGGTTCTCTTCTTGGCTTTTTATGGCTACCTACCTGGGTTTGGTAAGGTCGAAGGGATGATCTATGTCTCAGATTCCATGGAGAACGGCGTCAAAAGCGCCCGAAAGAACATTGAGTTCCGTTACAACAACAGCGAATTCCTCCAGCATTGGGTTCCAAACGCTAGCTTCACCGATAATTACCTCGAATTCCGCAGCCGAGAGGGTAGTCGTCTCGGTGTCAAGATGTTTGGCGCTAAGACTGGCCTACGTGGAACCAAGATATTTGGTAAACGTCCTGTCTTAGCTGTGCTTGATGACCTTGTGAGTGACGATGATTCGAAGTCCAAGGTCGCTATGGATGCCATAAAGGATACTGTTTACAAGGGTGTGAATCATGCCCTCGATCCTACTCGACGAAAGGTGATGCTGAATGGCACACCATTTATGAAAGATGACATTCTCATCGAGGCCGTCGAGTCTGGGGCATGGGATGTCAACGTTTGGCCCGTCTGTGAACGTTTTCCATGCACTCGGGAAGAGTTTGTAGGTGCTTGGGAGGACCGATTCACCTTCGAATATGTGAAGCAGCAGTATGATATGGCCTCAAAGACCGGCAAACTGTCGGGATTCTTCCAGGAGCTGATGCTCAGGATCACCTCAGACGAAGAGAGACTCGTCCAAGATGAGGAAATCCGCTGGTACAAGCGAGGGCAACTGCTTGAGAACCGCGGAAACTTCAACTTCTACATCACTACGGACTTCGCTACCTCCAAGAAGCAGACTGCTGACTTCAGTGTGATCAGTGTGTGGGCCTATAATACCCTTGGTCAGTGGTTTTGGGTCGATGGTATCTGCAAACGGCAGACCATTGATATCACCTTCAATGATCTCTTCCGTTTGGTGTCTATCTACAAGCCTCAGAGCGTCGGCATTGAGGTGACAGGCCAGCAGCAAGCCTACATCAAGCTCCTACAGAGTGAGATGATGAACCGGAACATCTGGTTTAGCTTTGCTTCCTCCGAGAAAAGTGGAGAACCTGGCATTCGACCGGCCACGGACAAGCTTTCGAGGTTTAATTTAGTCGTTCCTTGGTTCAAATCATCTCGGATGAACTTTCCGGAGGAAATGAAGCAGTCTATAATTATGGGGAACTTCTTGCAGCAGATCCGACTGGCCACCAAAAACGGATTGAAGGGCAAGGATGACTGCCTCGATACAATTTCCATGCTTGGGTATCTGACTCCCTGGAAACCATCCGAAGGCGTCGCTTCTGCCGGCTCATCTGGTGACATTTTCGAGGATGAGGACTCCGAAACCGAGGTGAGTCGCCTCTCCTCCTACATAGTTTGAGGATCCAATGGACCTTCGTGAACTCTTTGAAAAGCTCTCCTACGGTGAGCTCTCCAACTTATCTATTGGCGAGAATGGCAAGGGTACAATTGCGCCGGCTCAGCGGCCGAAGATCGTTCACTACGCGAATGATGCGCTTTTGAAGCTCTACTCGAGGTTTATTCTCAAAGAAACCGACCTGTTGCTCGAGCTTTACCCACATATTACGTTCTATCATTTCCTGCCAAAATACTCGCAGAACTATGTTCCCAAAGGACTATCTGACACGGAACCTTGCCTTTACATCATAGATTCGCCGGGTAAGCCCTTCAAGGATGACGTGATTAAAGTTCTCGGGGCTTTCAATCAGTTTGGACATCCTCTGTTTCTGAATGACGCTGAGCAACGAACATCTGTCTTCACTCCCCAGGTAAAGACCCTGCAAGTGCCTAATCCGGTACGTGGAGAGTACCTCTCGGTTCAGTATCAACAGAGGCATCCAATTCTTATTGGCGAATTGAGTGAAACAATTGACTGTCCTGCGGTATTAGAGAGTGCGCTCACTTCGTACATTGCAGGAAAAGTCTACAGTCACATGAACTCAGCAGAGAGTTCCGCTAAGGCTCAGGAGTTCATGGCGGCTTATGAAGCAACCTGTGCAGGGGTCGTGGATATGGATTTGGTGAACTCGAGTGTTTCCCAATCCAATGAACGCTTCGGTAATGGAGGGTGGATCTGATGGGATTCCGCGGAACAGGTGACGTTTACAATAGTAGCCTCACCTCTTTGGTGGATCGGCTAATCGGGGATGCTTATCCTCTTGTTCGGCGTGTTGCCCACAACATTCAGGCCGTCAAGTACGTCGCTTACAACATGCAAGCGATTGTCACCCTAGCTCTTCAAGCTGGTTCTAGTGGCACCTTGAATGGGACTCAGCTTCTGACGCTGATCCAGGCTTCTCTTCCCACGGCTGATCCTCATGTGGTCGGGGCCTGGTGGAAGAACGGAACTTCCATAACCATTTCAGCGGGGTAACCTCATGACAATCGCTCCTTTCGTGGCGTTCGACGACTACATCTCAGACTTTCCGGACTGTACTCAGTCCAGTGAGGATTCGACTCCTCCAGTTATCGTTTCAGGTGTTAGCTCCTTCATGGGTCTGACCGGCATTATCACTACCGCTCAGGTGGTGGCTGCGCTCATTTCAGGGCTTCCAACCACGAATCCTCATGTGTTGGGTCAGATGTGGCTTAACTCTGGAGCTTTGATGATTTCACAAGGTTAATAACCTGTAATAGGCCCTAATCACTTGTGATCGGATGCACGTATGTTCATGCAGACTCTTCCTCTTGTTGGTTCGCTTAATCAACGTGCCCAGATCACTTTTGATGTTCAAAGTTTTGCTGCGATCTATGCTGGTCTTAGTTTAGCCACTTGGCATATGCAGCTCCGCACCACTTCGGATGCGACAACGATCGCTTTGGACTCTTCCAATGGTACAGTGGTCTATACCCCAAGTGTTGGGGGTGTGGATGCTACCGTGACGTTCCAGTGGCCTACATCTGCCATGGCGGCTCTTACTGAACGTAGTTACGTCTTCGATTTTGGCTTCATTCAGCTCGGCAAAGATTTTGAAATTGTTGGTTCTGGTAAAATAGAGCTCAAAAATGGTGTGACTCAGGCGGGAGTATTTGGAACCCCAAGTGCTCCTACTGGTTCGCTGGACACTTGGATGGTGCTTGGAACGCCAACTCCGGTCTTGTCTCCGAGTCTTACGAGTGTGCTTGCTGCTTCAAACGCTAATGCTCTTATAGCCGTGACAGAAGCTGGGATTGCCACAACGGCAGCAGCGTCCGCCGTGACTTCTGCAAACACAGCTTCAACAGCGGCCACTACGGCTTCAGGCGTTGGTGTGTCTGTGACGGCTGCTCTCTTGGCCTTCAGATCTGCGTATCTAGGCGCTTTTGCCACGGACGCTGCTGCCGCCGCTTTCGCTACAGCGCAATCAATCACACTCTCAAATGGCATCCAGTACGAGAATACCACTGAGAGTAAGATTCGGACCTATATCACGGGTACTGGTTGGAATGATTACGACTCAACAGCTCAGGCTGAGCAAGCTTCAGCTACATTGTCAGCGACAAATGCCGCCACATCAGCGACAAATGCAGCTGCAAGCGCCTCTTCTGCTAGTGCTTCCGCCACCAGTGCGGCTACGTCAGCGACCAGTGCCGGAACTTCAGCCACCAACGCAGGTACTTCGGCAACTGCCGCCGCTGCTAGTGCTGCGGCAACCGCTGTCGCACTTGCGTCCCTATCAGGAGGTCCGGTTGTATCCGTTGCGGGTCT